ACGAACTTGGCAAGCGTTCTTTACCTCGTGGAGCCTCGCTATTTGGGCGGCGAAGTATCGGTGATAAAAGATTAGCAGTTAACTTGCTGGGAGGGGGGCCGTTCGGCCTCTCTCTTTTTATGGTCATGTTTTTTGAAGGATGTTTTACCTTAGCAAAAAAAGTTAAGGGTCAAATAGGCCGTCCTAGAGCGCCTTTTTTGACTCAAAGCATAAAAAAATAGGCCATAGGAATGGCCTATCCCTTATAGGAAGTCTAACCGGGTCGAGTTAAATTTGCGTTTGTTTCCATCCCTTATAGGAAGTCTAAAAGCTCGACCCTAAGAAAAAGTATATAGGCCTTTATGGGAAAAAGCAAGTTTTTAAGGAATAATTGAACCTTGAAAATCAAAGATTGAGCGTTAGATAAACGTTGTCTAGGTCGTCTCGAGTGATGCCGATATAGTCGAGCGTTTGACCGGGGCTTGAGTGGTTTAAGAGCTTTTGGACGACGGATAAGTCCATGCCTTGTTTATATGCATGGTAACCGAACGTTTTACGTAGCGAATGGGTGCCGATCTTTTCTTTTATGCCGGCTATTTTAGCGGCATTACTCAAAATTCGATAGGCTTGGATGCGCGAGATCGGGCCGCCGCCTTTGCGCGATGGGAAAAGGAAATCGTCGAGCTTTGGCTTGGCATCGGCAAAATATTCAAGGAGGGCTTTTTTAGCAGTCGCGCTTATAGGGAAATCCTTTGCCTTGCCGGTTTTCTTTTCGCGCAACGTAATTCTATCTTTTACGTTGCCTGATTCATCGGCGACGTCGGCGACCTTCAACTTGAGGAGATCCGATATCCGAAGGCCGCTATTGATGCCTAAGGTAAAAAGGGCGTAATCGCGCATGTTTTGGAGTTTTAGGATGGCCTTCATGCGGGCAATTTTTCTCTTATCCCGTATTGGCTGAACTAGCTCCACTATATCACCTCTTAAGTAACATAAGTTAAAAAAATTATACGTTATGTTGTGCTAAAAGGCAAAGAAAAATGTAAAAGAGAATACTGGGAATGATGGCTACTTGCAATTACTGGCTTTATGGCGTCGCCACTTGTGAATGGAACAAAAGAACATTTTGTTACATGAGGGTCTCCAGACCTAATTTAATGCAATAAAAAGGGCATCCAGGCCTTTGTAAGGGCATATAAGCGCATGTTATCATATGTAAAAACATGGGGGGCGATTAAATGGAGAAGGAAAATAGATTACTAACTATCAACGAGGCGGCCGAAATGCTGGCGGTTACGCCGAGGGCAGTTTATGAATGGATCAGAAACGGGAAACTGCAAGGCGTGAAAATCGGGGTTTTGTGGCGGATTAGGCCGGAAGACTTGGAGGCGTTTATCGAACGAGGAAAAGCTTACAAAAAAAGGGAGATGGGTAAGGGATGACACGGAAAGAAAAACTACTGGCAAGCGGCAACAAGATTTTATGGGAGCGTGGAGACGATGAGGTTTTTCTTATAGAAGACGCCGGAGATGTTTGGTTTATCAACTTTTACGAAAACAACGACGGAAAAAGACTGGTAGATGCATTTTACATTAACGACCCGGATGACTTCGACCCGGAAGCATTTGATTTTATTAACGGGGTACCGGACAACACCGAGCCGGAGAATGAATTTTGGGCATAAAAAGTGGCCGCTCGCGGGCGGCCGGAAAGGAACTTGAAACATGGACAACCGTACAAAATACAAGCGAATGGAGCAATTAAAATGTACAACCCTACAAATACCACAACGAAAGGAGAAAGAACAATGTACAACCCTATTGATTTAATTATAGCACGACTCCAGAACAGGGGCTATAAGGTCAAGAGGTATGGCAAGGGGTACCTTGCACAATGTCCATGCCATGAAGATAAAAATCCTTCACTATCAATCACCGAAGGCGACGACGGCCGGGTCTTATTAAAATGCTTTGCCAGATGTGATACCGAAGACATCGTTAAAGCCTTGGGCTTGAGCATGGCCGACCTGTTTCCGCCTAAGGAAAAACAAAGTAAGCAATCAAGCGAAGCTCCACGGAGGGCTTATCAATCGCCTACCTATGTATACACGGACGAACAGGGCAAAACGTTGTTTGGCGTTATCCGAACGCCGCAGAAGGAGTTTTGGGCGGTTAGACCCGACGGCAACGGCGGCTGGCTTTACGGCCTCGAGGGCGTCGAGCCTGTGCCTTATAGGCTACCGGAGGTTATAGAGGCCGTGAGGAATGGCGAGACGATCTTTATCGTCGAGGGCGAGAAGGATTGCGACAACTTGGCGAAGCTCGGCCTTGTCGCGACCACGAATCACGGCGGAGCCAAGAATTGGAGGCCGTATTATTGCGACTACCTTGTCGGCGCCGACGTGGTGATTATCCCGGATAATGACGAGCCAGGACGAGAGCATGGCAGGAAAGTGGCGCAATCCTTAGTAGGTAAAGCTAAGAGTATAAGGATACTCGAGTTGCCGGACTTGCCGCCTAAGGGCGATGTTAGCGACTGGCTCGAAGCCGGCGGCACAAAGGAAGAGCTTTTAGCGCTTGCCGAGGCGGCGCCGGAGTATGAGCCGGTTGCTGATATGGAAGTTGAAAAAACAACCGCTGATGAGATCCATTTAACCGACTTGGGTAATGCTATGCGCTTGGTAGCGCTCCACGGCAAGGATTTGCGCTACTGCTACACGTGGGGGAAATGGCTTATTTGGGACGGAAAACGCTGGGTGATCGATGACGCGGGACAGGTGGAGCTTTTAGCCAAGGACACGGTAAAAAACATCTATGCCGAAGCGGCGCGGGAGACGAGCGAGAGTAGGCGCAAGGAGCTTGCGAAGTGGGCCTTGTCATCGGAGAGCAGGCAAAGGCTATCGGCAATGATTGCACTTGCACAGAGCGAGCCGGGCATTCCGATTAAGCATGACGAGCCTAACCGCGACCGGTGGCTTATCAATTGCCTTAACGGCACACTTGACCTTAGGACTGGAGAACTCAAGCCGCATGACAGGGCGGACTTGATAACTAAGATAGCACCGGTCGAATATAAGCCGGGCGCGCCGTGTCCTAACTGGCTTGAGTTTTTGGACATGATATTTGAAGGCAACCAAGACTTGATAGCTTTCGTTCAACGGGCAGTCGGATACTCGCTAACCGGCATAACGGACGAGCGATGTATGTTTATCCTTTGGGGCAACGGGAAAAACGGCAAGTCTACTTTCTTAGAGACCATTGGGCGCATGATGGGCGACTATGCGGAGAAGACCACGGCAGAGACGCTTTTAACGACAAGACAGGCGAACATACCGAACGATATAGCAAGACTTCAAGGGGCGCGCTTTGTTAGGGCAAGCGAGAGCGAACACGGCCGCTACTTGGCGGAGGCAAGAATTAAGGAAATGACTGGGCAGGACGCGGTAAGCGCTCGTTTCCTTTTTAGCGAATGGTTTAACTTTGTGCCGGAGTTTAAGATTTGGCTTGGCACTAACCATAAGCCGGTCATAAGGGGAACCGATGAAGCTATTTGGGACCGAATAAAGCTAATCCCTTTCACGGTCAGAATTGATAATCCCAAGCCAAGGCGAGAAATTGACGCAATGTTTGATGAGGAAATGGCTGGTATCTTTTCGTGGGCGGTTGAAGGGTGCATGGAGTGGCAGGATCACGGCCTTGGAGTGGCGGAAGAGGTAACGAAAGCCACGGCCGAATATCGCTACGAAATGGATAACATCGGGCGCTTTATTGAGGAGTGTTGCGAAGTTGGCGAAGGTTTTAGGACTCCGTCAAGTGAGCTTTACGAAGCATATAAAGCTTGGGCCGAGGACGTTGGGGTTGAGGTGCTGTCTTCACAGAGTTTTGGCAGAAGGTTAACGGAGTTAAACTTTCCTACTAAAAGGGACACCGGGGCTGGGAAAAAGACGATGAGATATGGTCTTAAAGTTAGCGTTAATTAATTACTTTAGCAGTGGACATGATATGGCAGGATATGGCACCTTTTTTGTACTTATAGGGCAATTTTTTTGGATTTTTATTTTAAATACAAAAAAGGTGTCCAAAGGTGCCATATCCTGTCCTTTCGCAAGGTAACGTAAAAATATACACACACATACACCTTAACTTGTAGGTTAAGGAGGTTGAAAGATGAGCAGGACAAAGCAGGCTGAAATAAGCAGGCTAATCTTAGATTACGTAAAGCAACACGGCTCGGTAACGTTTATAGATTTACAAAAACATATGGAGAAATTTATTGATCCATACGGCAAATACGCCATGGAGTACGAGCCTAACGCCACAATTTGGTTTTACATGAGCAAAGAGTTTGCGGAGGCAATACAAAGTTTGCTGGACGAAGGAACGCTTAGGCTTATCTACTCATCGGAGCTTGAATACTTAAAGGCCGGCGTAATCGTAACGCTACCGGTTGCGGGAAAGAGGCCGCCAAGGCGAGGTTATAAAAAACGTCGTTGGATGCCGCTTGCCTTAGAGGCATGCGAGGAAGATAACCGATGAAAAGGATAACTTGTCCAACTTGCGGCCGGGACTTAGGGCCGGTGCAACCGTTACCGCATACATTAACGCTATGTCGGCATTGCGGCCTTTGGATCGATAACCAAGGCCGGCCGCAACCGCGGCATATAAGCGAGATATTGCCTAAGGTGATGGCTGGCCTTGCGGCGAAACATGAGAAGGCAAAAAGAAAGAGAGCTAAGGCGGCGTGATGACCGGGGAGGGGGGTCGAAATTTGCGGAAGGCAGGCTCCGTGGAACGGCGGCGAGGTCGCGCGCGAGTCGAAGCGAGCAAAAAAACTAAACGCAAGGAGGATAAGACATGCAGGGCGGACACAATAAAAAGTTAATGAGTAGTGAAGATTACATGGCTAAAATAATGAGAGAAATTTGGGGTGGCGATGAAAAGAAGGTTGATAAAGAAGCCTTGGAAAAAATTTTAGAGGCGTTGCCGGCTCCGAACTGGATCGGTGAATACGGCCGCGCTCTTTGGAACGAAATATTGCCTCGGCTCGTTGCTTTCGAGGTATTAAAAAAGAACGATTTGCCTGTTTTTGAAGCACTTTGCAGTAATTACGACCTTTACCGCCGGGCCGACGACGAGATAAAGGCGCAAGGCCTCGTCGTCCAAGGCGACCGAGGCATAGCAAAGAAGAACCCGGCCGTGGAAATTCGAGAAAAGGCGTGGAAAAGCTTTTTGTCGGCCGCGGAGCACTTTGGGTTGACACCGCTCGCGAGGTCGAGGTTGCAGATAATACCGAGCGAAGGAGACGACGAGTTTGGCGACCTTATAGACTAAACACAGAGACCTTAACCGAAATGGTGAGGTCTCTTTTTTTTAATCAAAAATAACTTTCGTTCATCGTTGACAAGGTTTAGAGATGCCATATAATTAATATAGGATACTTAAAAAAAACTTAGAGATGCTTACAATTGACCTAGAAAAAACCAACATAGAAGGAATAAAAGGGAGGAAATAACATGAATAAGAAACCTTTACCGCCTGTGCCGCGAAACGAATGGCCTGAATTGTTGACAGCGCAAGATTTGGCCGACTTGATGCGCGGCTACTTTGGTATTAACCGGGCGTATGCACTCTTTCAGTCGGGGATTATTCCAGTCCAGAAGATAGGGCCGGCGAATATTATCTCCGCGGCCGACTTTTTCACGTGGTTCGACGGATCGGATATTTGGGAGAAATGCATAAAGACGATGGATGCGATGTGGGACGAGACCGAAGAGTATATCACGGTAAAAATTCCGGTCGATAGCATAAAAAAATTACCTGATGAGGTTAAAAAATTACTGAAAAAATAAAAGTTTGCAAGTTTCGTACTGGCCTGCTCCCGGTACGAATTGGCTCTTTTCTCTAGCAATTCCTTTCGCGTCGGCCGGTTCCCGACGCGCCGCCTCTTGAGCCGGGGGCGGATTTTATCTCCCATAGCCGGGGCGGCTAATCACCGCCTCGGCGAAACAACGAAAGCGCGCAACACACGCCGGAGCATTAACGACAAGCGCGTGGATACGCCGAAGAGAGCAACGAGGAACGCGCATAACGCCGAAGCTGAAACACAGAGCGCGACACTTGGACGAAGCATGAACGCCACGCCACAAGGCCGGAACAAAAGGGAGGAGAAAAAACAAAAAAAACAAGGAGTGATTTTAATTGGATAAAGTGAAACAGCTTTTAGAGCAACGCGCGGCAATTTGGGAGCGCGCGAAGGAACTTGTAGATAAAGCGGAAAGAGAAAACCGCAACTTAACAATAAAGGAAGAGGAAGAATATCAAAAAATGTTAGACGAGATGGACGCGCTCGCGCAGAGGGCAAAGAGGCTCGAGGAACAGGGCGGCGAGGATAGGGAATTGGATAAGCCGATAAATTCTTTTAAGACGCTATTTGCGAACGAATCCGGCACGAAGAAGGGGCTTTACCGAAGCCTTTTTGGCGAGCCGAAAAAGTCAGAGTGGCGCCACTTTGGCGAGTTTGCGCAGGTGGTTTTAACCAACGCAACCGATAGCCGAGCTATTAGGGCGGCGCAGGTCGAGGGCATCGGAAGCGCGGGCGGCTTTGTGGTGCCTGAACAATACGTTGCGGCATGGCTCGACAGCGCGCTTGAAGATGAGATCGTGAGGCCGCTTGCGACCGTGTATCCGATGACGACCAAGACGGCCTACGTTCCGGGCTGGGACTCTTTCGACCGCTCGGGCGGAAGCCTTTATGGTGGGCTCAAGCTTGAGATGGTCTCCGAAGGCGACCCGGCCGGAAAACAGGCCGCGAGGGTAAGGGCTATCGAGCTTACCGCTAAAACGGGCGTGATCTACGTTGACGTGTCGAGTGAACTGGCCGAAGATGTATACATCTTTGGTCGAGCACTTGAAAACGCTTTGCGCGGAGCCATTGCATATGGATTAGATACACAATTCATCGCCGGCCGTGGTGGCGCCGAAGCGCTGGGCATACTTAACGCCGACTGTGCAATAGAAGTAACCGGCACGAATGCGAGCAACGGCGCAGTCCAGTATGAACATATCGTAAAGATGTTTGGAAGGATGCATCCGGCCGGGCGCAAGCGTTGCGTATGGCTGGCGAACAATGACTTGCTGGAGAAGCTATTAAACGTATACATCCCTACCACGGAAGGCAACGTTATCTTTCCGATGCAACTGGACGGCCGCGGCGGCTATACCATGCTGGGGCGACCGGTGATATTCACGGATATTTTACCGGCCGTTGGCGAGGGCGGCGACTTGGTGCTTGTCGACTTCTCGCAGTATGCGGTCGGCTTGCGCCGTGAAGTTACCTTGGAGCGTTCCAACGCGCCGGGGTGGAGCGAGAGATTGATTAGCTTTAGGGCCACTATCCGTTTCGACGGGCAACCGACATGGCCGTCTCCGCTTACGCCGCAAAATGGGCAAGAACTCTCGCCGATTGTGAAGATCGAGCCGAGGGCATAGGGAGGTGTAGAGAGATGAAATTTATACCTGAAGATTTAATACCGGTAGTCGGAGCCGCACCGGCAACCACTAACGGTGGCATAACGGCAAGCTATATAAGCTTAAAGAACACGCAAAAAGCGTGGATAGTAGTTACCTTAAAACAGGCAGTCGGCCACGCGACCGCGATAACGCCTAAGCAGGCGAAGGACGTGGCCGGAACTAACGTTAAAAACTTCGATAAAGACTTGGACATTTGGGCGAACGAAGACGTGGCGGCATCGGATGCGCTTATCCAGAAGGCCGCAGGCAAGAGCTACACCGTGGCTAATAACGTCAAAAACAAGCTGGTCGTGTTTGCAGTTGACCCGGCGAAGCTTGACGTTGCAGGCGGTTTTGACTGTCTCGGTGTAAGCATTGCCGACAGCGGGCAGGCAACGAACTTGGCAAGCGTTCTTTACCTCGTGGAGCCTCGCTATTTGGGCGGCGAAGTATCGGT